GTACAGGTATGTGAACTCTAGCTACCTTTATTATTATCCATCTTTTCCTTCACATTTGCGACTTCTTTTTTAAGAATCTTAGTAAATATTTTCTTAAATGTTTTCTTGATAAAAGCTAATACTGACTGCATAGCAATACCTCCTACTACGCTTGCAACTGACGCAGTACCCGCAGCGATCACAGAGGAGGCAATGACTTCTGGTGCAGGGATAGGCATTTCACCAAAGAAAGGTATAGTAAAGGTAGCTATAGCTTCTTCACTTGATAAGGTTTCTTTGGTTTCTGGCAGGTTTTTCGGTATTGATTCTGGTGTTACTTGCAACCCTTCCTCCGTTGCAGATTCTTTTTCTTCTTCGACAGAAGCTTCCTGACCTCCCAAACCCGACTCTACCTGTTCCAGACTTGGAAGAAGAACTGGATCTAGATATGGAATCTCTGCCACAGGTGGATAGAATATTGTATTAGGTGGTATAAGAATATTATTTGTGTCTGGTAGATGTGGTAATTCAATTTCCATCTTTTACATTTCCTATAGAAATAGACCAGCCTTCTTCTCCAAATTTACCAGTTTCTATAATCTTTGGTTTTTTTATTTTTTTATCTAATTCTTCGTGATATTTTTTTATATCATTATCAAGCTCTAAATTAAATCTTTTTATTCTTAACCAGTTAATAAATTTATCTACATAATATTTTATAAGTTTTTTAAAAAAACTAAAAATCATATTTCAATTAATCAGCAGCTTCGGCAACTCCGCCCTCAGAAACCCACTCCAAATATTCTTGATAGTCGGTATTATCTTTTGCGATTGGAATAAACCTGTCATCTGCTGTTCTGATGTTAAGTAATTCACCTGAGATTGGGTCATTTACTAATTTGTAAATAGGATTACTTGGAAATGCCATAATTAGAGTTCTGCTGATATTTTGTAAGTTGTTTGATAAGTAGTATTTTCAGTGCCAAACAAATATGCTCCACGAAAATTTGATAAATCTCCAGATAAATTAAAAGACATTGACAAATGAGAGGTTTTAGAACCTTGAGAAAGCAATGATGAAACATATCTATTCGTATCCCCATCACCACAATACTGACCATTACTACTGCCAGTATTTGTAATTGATAAAGTTGGTGGTGTTCTCATTTCAACAGGTAAGAAAAAACCATGTGAGTAACTTTTACTACTGTTATCAGGTACATATCCTACGGCAGAAATATTAACATATTGCTGATAATATCTTTTACATTTTATTAAATCATTTGTTAATGAAATTGGTGGTTCGTAATCGGTCATAATAGAACCTTGCTCAAATTGCACATTAGCAATATTTAACTCCCATGCTGCTGTCCCTGCATCATATTGACCAATAGTGAACTGAAAAAAACTTCCAGCATTAATTGTTTTGCCACTAAATGAAGGAACAGTAATAGTTATTGATTGCCTAGTCCAAGTACTAGTTAACGCTGTTAATGTTTGATTTGCAATATCTACATCACTACTACCACCCGTTCCAAAATCTTGTGTACACCAAACTTTTAATCCTCCAGTTGGATTTGTTCCTTTAGCATAAAAGGATAAAGTCCAACTACCTGGTGTTATTGTTTTCACATCTTCATGCCTATATCTAATCCCTGCATAATCACTACCAGTAGTAACAGCCAATTTTAAATAGTTGGACTGACCTTCTAGTTCCGTTCCAACAGTTTTTGTTTGTTGAGTAATAGTAGAGGTTGCTCCAGAATTATTGTGATACCACCTATCTAAAGTGTATTCATCTGTATTAGCATTAAAAGTACCTCTTTGATTTACTGCAAAATTAGAATTTATTAAAACATTTTTATTGTGAATATTATTTGTAAGATTAGCACTACAGGTTCCATTAGTATTATTTATAGTGATAGCAGCAGCACTAGCCCCTACACCTTTGATTGAATTGACTTTTATTTCTGACATATTTAACTAGGTTTAGGATACTTGTCTTTGATAGCTTTAATTGTAGTTTTCCAACCAGCTACACCATTATGATAAATGTCATCAAGCTGATCTTCAATAGCTGGATATTCTGCAACTCTTTTTTCTTTATATTCATTAGCATTTTTCCATGCTGTATAAGCTGCATTTAATTCGTCATCTGTTGGTTGTGAATCGCTGTTACCAGAATCCCATTCAATAATTTTATGTGGAGTTGGGCTTTGATCTAATCTATAACGATTAGTATGTTTTCCTAGCTGTAATAAAGCCAATTTAATATCTGTGTCTGAATTGATTGCCATGATTATGCCTCCTTATAAATTTCAACCAAAGTAAATAACTCAACAACAGACATACCGTATCCTCTGCCCAATCCATAAGTAGACTTTGTAGTTTCACAACGATGTCGTATCTCAAAAGCTTTTGATCCTGAGATAGTAAATCGAGCTGTCACAAAAGATCTTTCTCCAGTGTAGTCGCTTGCATGAGAGTATTCAGTTGTCCCTATTTCAACATCTGCACTATCAGTAACATTATAAATTTTTATTTTATGATTGTTTACCCCTATAGCAGGGGCAGAAGCTTTAACTAAATAACTACCAGCAGCTAGTGTAAATTGATTACTACTGATTGACACGATTCCGTCTGGATCACTTAATTCTGTATTTAAATCTCTTGTATCCCAAGAACCAGCAGTAAATGTCCCTGCGTCACTATCGGCTGATTTGTGATCCCCAATAATTGCATAACTAGCGAATTTACCTCCACCACCAAATTCAAGTTCTGCATTTGTTGAGCTATGGTTTGCACTAGCTACTTTTAAAACCTGACCAGCAGATCCAGTTGTAGAGGGTAATTTTAGAGTTACATCACTAGTAGGATTGGCTGCTGGACTATGTATAATAGTGCCATTACCTGATGTGTGTTTTAGTTTAATACTTCCCATAATTAAGGTGTTCCTATAGCTGTAATTCCTACATATGGTCTTCTTGTTATGTTCTCAGCAGAACCAACATTTGGCGTATAATAACGAATCCTGTGTAAATTAGCTGCATAACCACTGTTATACCTTGCTATTTTAACGGATATAGTTTTATTAGAAGACCATGAAGCTCGATCTCCTGTAGTAGCATTATCACTACCGCTTCCAATTCTAAATCCATATTTAATATAATGATAATCATTATATGTATCGTTACCAGTATATGCTCCACCTCTAGATTCAAGTATTGTTGTCCCGTCTATATCCACATAGTAAGAAAATAAATATCTATTGTTTGAATTTTCTTCATCAAACATAAATTTATATTCGTATATAAGTTCAGTTGTGTTAGTTGGAGGTTGATAAGTTAAAGCTGACCCTGTTGCTGTAACAAAAGAATCTGTTAAAGCTTGTACAGCCGTTACATTGGTTGTTGATACTGTTCCATTAGATGTAGAAATTGATCTGCCATCTGCTAATAAATAAAACTGCTCTAAAACTACAAGACCTTTTAAATCAGCAGCAGTTACAGAACCGTCAGGCAAACCGCCTACTGCTAATCCAGTAATCGTATTTGAAGATCCGTTAATTACTATTGCCATTATGGAATCGTTACAACTGAAGGACTATTTATTGTTAGTGTAGCATTAATTGTCAGTGGACCTGCAACCAAAGCGTTATGATTTGAAGAAATTGTGTAATCATTATCCATAGAATTTTCACTCTCAAAGAATATAGATTCACCGCCACCACCCTGTGCACCTGCTGTTATACCAGTAAGGTTAGATCCATCAATAGCTGGCAATGTACCAGTAATGTTAGCTGCTGGTATTGAAGTAAGGTTTGCTGCTGAAGCTGCGGGTAAAGTTGCAGGGAATCTAGCGTCAGGTACAGTTCCAGACGTTAAATTAGATGCACTCAAAGCAGTTAAATCTATAGTACCAAAACTTAATACACCACTACCATTTGTTTTTAAAAATTGCCCGTTACTCCCATCTTCTGGAAGAGTATAAAAACTATCTTGTGTTAAAGTATTAGGTGCAGTAAATTTTATCTCATAAATATTAGTGTTATCAGAGTCAAATCTTATTGAATTATTTTGACCTAATAACAAAGAGTTAGAACCAGAAGTAAGAACTACGTTGCTTCCATATTGCTGGTAAGTGGTTGAATCAAAGCTTATTTGTCCAGTTGAATTAGTTTTTAAAAAATGAGTACCAGAACCAAGGTTAGTTAAATTTTGTGTTGGCAAAGTAAATGTGTTACTTACACTAGCACTATGAGGTGGTGCTTTTATTGTTTGACCATGACTGTTGTTGCCACAGTTAAGAATTATTTGAGCATCATTAGTACCATTACCTTTTATTTCTACTTTTCCTGTGCCATCAGGAGTTAATTTAATGTTGCCGTTAGTTGTGCTTGTCGTAATTTCATTTGCCTGGACATCTAAGTTACCGCCTAGCTGTGGTGTTGTGTCATCTACAACGTCTGTAGATACGGTTTCAAATTCTAAAGCATTACCACTAGAGTTTACTTTAACTGTTTTACCGCCTTGTCCAGATAGTGAAGAAGGTGTGTCTGATAGTCCAGCGAATGAAGTTGTTACATCAACAAACTCAACAGCATTACCACTAGAGTTTACTTTTAATGTTTTATTTGCAGCACTACCATAGTTAGCTGGTGTGTCTGTTAATCCTGTAAATGTAGTAGCACCTTGAGATCCACCAGTATCATCAGCAATTATAAAGCTACTACTTGATGCTTGATATTTAAGTATTTTCCCATCTTGTACACCTGCTGTGTTTACATCAGATAAAGCATTTAAAGAACCTAAATTACCAAGCTTAGTTTTTTCTGCATCTGTAAAAGCGTTAGTATCTGAATTTGCTTCATATGCTGTTTTTATCTCTGAGTTTGTTTGGTCAGCAGTAGCTCCAGCTTCTATGCCATTTAATTTAGTATGATCTGCATCTGTAAAGACATTACTATCTGTTGCATTTTCAACAGCAGTTCTTATCTCTGCATCTGTCTGATCTGCGGTAGCTCCAGTTTCTATACCATTTAGCTTTGTATGGTCTGCGTCTGTAAATACATTGGAGTCAGTAGCAGCTTCAACTAAAGTTCTTATTTCTGCTGCGGTTTGATCTGCGGTTGCAGCAGTTTCTATACCATCTAATTTTGTACCATCAGTAGCTACATCTCTACCGTCAACAGTTCCAGAAACACCAATATTCCCTGTTACTGACAAAGCTCCAGTTGCAGCCGTACCAGTTGTAGATAAGTTTTGACTTCCGAAGGCTGGTGTAACTTTTGTACCAGCTATAGCTGCACTTGCATTTACATCAGCATTTACAATAGTTCCATCCTCAATCATTGTTGAGGTGACTGTGCCTGTATCTCCTGATGTAATTACAGTTCCTGATCTGTCAGGTAAAGTTATTGTTCTATCAGCAGTAGGATCTGTTATAGCTAAAGTTGTTTCGTTATTATCATCAGTGCTTCCTTCAAATACAAGATTACCAGTTACAGTTTGCGATCCATCTCTTTTTACATATTCATCTGATAGCTCTTGTAAACCAAATAATAATTGATCGTTTTGTGTATCAAGATCTGATTCTGTAAGAACACTACCATCATTAAAATCTACTTTTTTTGCACTTATATTTGTATCTCTTTGAATTTTAATTACAGCACCATTAGCAGGTTCATTACCAGAAGTAAAGGTAATCTGAGTTGCACTTGTAAATGTGTAGTGCGTAGTAATGGTTTTTAAAACACCACCAACAAATACGTCAACTTCAGCTTCTGATAAGTAAGAAAAAGAAATACTAAACGGACCAGCAGTACCATTGCCTGTGTGGTTTGTAAAAGATGCAGTAGTGTTAGTAGCCATGATTAATTAAAATGTAGAATCAGACTCGGATAAAGTCTGGTCATACTGTTTTCTATAATTATCCTTTGTTTCATTTAATATTTCAACTCGTTTGTCTAAAAATTCATCGCCTTGTTCTTTTAACCAAAGATCCTGACCTTTTTCAATATAAAAACTATTTATACCTCTAAGCCCTAATCCTAAAACACCTCTATCTCCTGGTTTGCCATTCATAATTCTGCTAATAGCTATTTCTGCATTATCACGACCAACTCTTTTTACTATGTCATAATTGTTTTTAAAATAATCTGTTTCCATATATTTATCTAAAGCTTGTTTTAATGTTAACCCATCAATTAACTTTTGATTGTTTATTATTTTTTGAACTTCTTGATATTGATTTGTATTTAATGGTACTGGTTCAATTTTTGAACCTTTTGAACTACCAACAATAACGTCAGAAGGTTCTGGTAATGTTTTTCCTAAATCTCCTAAAACTGTTAATATTTTATAATTTTTAGTTTCGCTTTTGCCAATCCAACTTATCAAATCTGGACCAACCTTTTCTGGAAATGTTTTAAAATCATCAGTTATATGCTGTCGTGAAGGAGGTAAATTCATGCTATAGCCTGGCACTCTTTCAGAAAACTTATTTAACATTTCTCTTAATTCTTTAATTATTTGATTATCTTTGGCTTTTATTCCAAACAATTCATCCCCTGCTCTAACTTCAGTATCTCGTCTTACATCAAGTATTTCTGATTCTTCTTTGGGTACACCCCTCATGTCAGCAATATCTCCTGGTAATCTATTTCCTTGAACCACTAAATTAGGAACAACACCAGTTAATATATCAGCAAAGTGACTACGACCTCTTGCTGGATCACTTGAAAATATTGCAAAATCTCTCAAGTCTGATAAGTAAGAACGGTCAAAGATATTACGACTAAAAGCATATAAATATTTTGTAATAAATTCGTCTGTTTCTCCTTGAGTTAAATAACCTGTAATTCTTGAGAAATCAGTCATCAAACCAATCCAACCTGATAATGGATCTAATCTTTGATAAGAATAATAATCAAACATTTTTTTACCATCTTCACCATATATGTAATTACCATCTGCATCTTTCTTTGCATATCCAATGCTATATGGCCTCCACTTGTTATCCCATTTCTTTTTAAATTCAACTCTGCCATCTGGTGTAAATAAATTAGGACCACCACCTGTTAAATGAACATCTGCATCTTCATTTAGTTTGTTATATGCCAATCCTAAAAATATAAGACCTGCTCCTTTACTAAATCGTAATTGTCCTCTAGCTTGTTGCCTGACTATTGGGTCAAGACTATTTAAATCATTAGCAAGTTCTCCCATAAGATTATTTAACAGTGGAGTTCTTCTTGCTTGCCTTTTAAAAATATTATTTGGTGTTCTAACAAAAGACATATATGTTCTTGCTATAGGTACTTGATTTGCAAAACTATTTAAAACTTTTGCAGTCTTACCAATCATTAAACCATCAGTTCTAATGTCTTCTGTATAAGTTGATCTTCTACCAAATTCTTTTGCATATTTTAAAATATTTGATTGAGTTCTAGTAAGACCTTTTGTGCTGCCAGTTGAAAAAGTATCTATTACTGCCTTAACATTTTCTGTAATAAAATCTGTTCTAGATTGACCTTTTAATCCTTTTTTACTAGCTTCCATGTAAGCTAAAAAATGAGCAGAACTTATAATGTTTCTGCTTTGTATAAGAGCATCATTAGCTGTCATTAATCTGCTTGGTATTCTTATAGCTTTACCTGCTCTATTTACCCATTTTGCTGTTGTTGAATCCCCTTCCATTGAAACAGCAAATCTATCGCTATAATCTGTTTTCAAAGAACCTGGATTTACAAAATTATCTTCTAAGTTCCAAGATTGTTTCCATGCTTTAGATGAAAAATTAAAATCGCTTATTAATGCAGTCATGTGTGCCATTGCAGCATCAAATTCAGCTTTATTAGTAGCACCTAAAGCTAATTCAAAAGAACTTTGAAATGTTTCTAATACTCCTGATATAAGGTTTATTTCTTGTGTGCCAGGTCCAGATAACATAGCATTTATTCTTATCTCATTAAAAAGTCTTACAGCAGGGTCAACTTTGTCTAAGATTCGATGTATTAAACCTGTTTTATATAAATTTTCTAATTTTTCAACTTTACCTTCAGTTCTTTTTATTACGTTTGTAAGTTTATTTAATTTTGAAAAATCTCCTGTAGCTTTACCTTCTTCTAAATTTCGTAATAACAACTCTCTTAATTGTTCACCTCTTAGTTGTAAATCATCAGAAGACATTACTATGTCTGTTTGATTTAATCTAGTCATTTTAAACCTTTCAGCAGGTGATAAGTTTGCTAACTGTTCTGGTGACAATCCTGTTGTAGGAATTTGCATTGAACTTAAAGCTCTAGCAGGTTCTGTTCTTAATGGAATACCAAGACGTAACCAATCATCAAGTTCTAAAAGATTATCCAAAATTTCAAAAACATCTTGTTCGATCACTTTTGGATCTTTAATAACCTGTATAGAATTAATTAGTTTTTGATTTGTTTCTGCTATTTGTTGTGTTGCATATGTAATCTTTTCAGCCAGTGCATATGTCAATTCATCAGTAGGAACTTCGTTATACATCGCAGCATAAGCTTCTGCATACTGTCTTAATTTTGGTGTATCAGCTAATAATCTAATTGCACCTGCTACAGTGTCTTGTCTACTTTTAACAGCAGAATAAGTTCCTTCTTCTTTAATAACTCTTGCTCTACTAAAAGTAAATTCAGCATTTCTTTGTGAATTAGCAACTTGCTCTGGATTAATTTGATTCGGTGTAATTTCTGGATCACCACCTGGTCGGTTATTAAATTTTCTTCTTTTCGGTGCTTCAACAACTCTATCTACACTTGTTTCATCTAAAGCAAAACGTCTGTATTTTTTTACATTTTTTCTTTTTACAAAATCACCAAAGATTTTTTTTGTATTACTACCGCCTAATCTTGCTTTTAAGTTTTGATATAAATCTTGTAAAAAGATTGATACTTCTTGTGAAATTCTTTTAAAAGTACCAGTAGGTGCAAGATCAAGACGACCACCTGCTTCTATAGCATTAAAAAATTCATCAGCTAAATTTTCCGCAAAAAACTCATCAATATTTTTAAATCTATAATTTTCATTAGTAAACTTACCTTGTTCAAAATAAGCATTAGCTTTTTTCAAAAAGTTTTTATCAGTAATATTTGGTCTTCTAGCAAAAGGATCATCAGATCTCTGATAAATAAGATTAGCTAAGTCTTCTTTAGATGTTGTTCTAATAAATTTTGATCTTTCTTTGTTAAATTGTTTTAAATATTTAGTTTGTGCATTAGTAAATTCTTTTTTGTATCTTATTAAATCTTCTTTAGGTAAATAACGAGAAAGGCTATGCCATAGTTCATGCACTGCCACATGATCAAGACCACCACCTGTACCTTGTTCAAAACCTTCAACAACTTTTCTTCTTATTGTTATAAGGCTACTAGCAAAATCAAACTGACCTGCTGCACCTATTTTATTAGATAAAGATAATGATACGTCATCAAACATATCATCACCAATAATATCTATAAATTCTTGAACACTTTTTACCTCTTCTGGATTAGCTCTTTTAAAATTAGTTTCTAGCTGTAATCTCTTTTTTAATTCATCAGCACCTTGGCTGCCTTTTAATCCACGACCTGCTTCAAGGTTTGTTTTAAAAGGTTTTACTTTTCTTCTTAGACCTAAATTATCACTAATTCTATCTTCAAGTTCAGATGGTGTTAACTTGTCATATTTTTCAAAAGCATTATCAAATTTATCACCCTTAATATTATTTACTTTTTTTATTGTAGTTACATCAAGATCGTCAGCATTACTTGGAAGAGTTTTTTGCAGTGTAAAACCATCTCTTCTGTCTAATTCATTTACTATCGTATCTTTTAATTTTTTATCTGCTTTTACTGCATCTAATTGACTTTTCAAATTAGAAATAATTTTTTCTGATGTTTTTAAAGTTTTTATCCCAGTAGTTAATTCTTTACCTGTTAAAGCAACATCAACAGGATTTAAAGTTGCACCTAAAAATTGTCTTAATTTTCTATCAGCAAAATTAAAATCTTCAGTTTGTTCATCTGCTCTTAAATATTCATATATGGGATTAGATAAATTAGGAAACTTTGCTACTAAAGGATCAAATAAATTATAAAAATTGTTTTCAGTTGGTTTAAAAGCTAAAGTTTCTGCTACCCCTGCTTGTATTGGATTTTTTAAAACATTAAATGCAACTTTTGCTTTTTTAGCTTTTACTAAATTACTGGTAATACCAATAGCTTTTGACCCTTTTCCAATAGCTCCAAAAGGTATTAAAAACTGTACAAATACTTTTGGTAATTCATAAGCAGTATCACCTGCATATTGTTCTTCTATAGAACTTATATCAAATATATTTGTTTCTTTATAAGGCTTACCCCTTGTGTAATCATATATTCCTTTACCTGTGTCAGCTATACCGTTTACAAAGGCAGGTACACCAGTTGCAGCACCGATTGCAATTTTAGCTGCTGTTTTAACATCTTCACCATCAATAGTAGCTTTTTCAATAGCTTTCTCAGTAATTTGCTGTGGAAGAACAGTTGCTCCTGTTTGATTTTTAAGACTATCCAAAATCATTTTTGGTACGTCTTTTACACCTGTATTTCTTAGTTTTTCGTTTTTTGTAAAATCATCAGTTTTTTTAGATCCAATGCCAAAAGCACCTTCTGGTACTGTATTTTGTAAGTTAGAGTCTGTCATTGTTAATCAAGAAATTGTTTGTATCTAGCGTTTGGGTCTTCTGTTTTACCGTCTTTAGAGTAAACCCCCCAAGCTAAATAGCCATTACCTCTTTGTGCTTGTGTTTCATCAAACACTAATTTAGCAGCTATAGCATTAAGTACAGGATCATATAAAGCGTTGTTATTGTCTATACCTAGTTTAGGTCTTCTATCATTTCCTAACTCCATACCTTTGTAGTTAAACATATTTATTTGAAATAAACCATAAGATTCTTCTGGCTCTTCTTCTGTACCACCATAAAAAGCATTTGCTCTGTTAGCTGATTCAGCCATAGCTATAGCTGTCATTACTTTTGCCTGTTCTTGTGTAAACCCTGCATTAATTAGTATTTTGTTTATTTGTTGTTTTGTTAAAGGTTGGTCATTATCTGTTTGTACTTTTATCTGTTGTCTTAATTCGTTTAATTCTGATTCTGGTAACATATTTTGCATTGGTAATGATTCATTTGATCTCATATCAACCATTGGCACAACCAATTCTTGACCTGCTCTTATTAAATCTGCATTAGTTATATTGTTTGCTTCCATAAAAGCTTGTAATGGTACACCAAACTGTTCTGCTAATTCACCTAATGTGTCACCTGCTTCAACAGTGACAGTAGTTGGTGTATCGTCATCGCTAAAACCACTAGCTTCTAAATTATTTGAATCTACTAATAGTTTTAAAGGTTCATATGTTTTAGGACCGCCAAAACCAAAACCATATTCACCTGTCTGTAAAAATTTAATTATAGAATCTGCTTGTGATTTACCTGCAATATTGGTTACGTTCATTTTTTCTTTTTCTTCTATTACTTGTTCAATTAACTTATTTCTATTTTCTCTTGTTACACCTCCCATACTTGTTAGTTCTTGTATAACTCTTGATTCTATTTGAGGTAAATCATCTTTTCTCCCAATAATTTCAAAAAAACTTTTACCAGATCCACCAGGTTCATTATCTGTGTTTATTTCTTCTGTATTTGTTTCTGTCATATTGTTAGGTCCAATTACTGTTTCCATTCCTTCTTCACTTAATATTTGTTTTATTTGGTCTATAGATAACCCAGAATCATCTGATAAAGCTTGAATTTCTTGTTCTTTTACAACTTCTTCTTCTGTTTTGCCTGATCCAATTCTTTGTGCTTCTGCAATATAAGCATCTTTTAAAATTCTAAATTTATTCTCTTTTTCTTCATTTGATAAACCTGTTGTGTTTTGTATCTGATCTATTACGTTTCTGGTAAATTCGTTTTCTAATTCTATTGCTTGCATACCTTTAGTATTGTCCTCAAAAGTATAACCATATTCATCATATTTACCGCCTAAAAATGTATTAGCTTGGTTAACTGCTTTACTAATTCGTGTGTTGTAATTAACAGGTGCAGCTTTTTTAAAATTTTGAATTACAGAAAATGTTTTATCATAATTAGTTTTATCTTCTGGTGTAGCAGTACCACCATGACTATCCCAAATTTCTTTTAATTCTTCTAAAGCTTCATCAGGTCTATTAGCATATAAACCTGATCCTACATCTAATTGTAGATCTTGATATCTAGAACTTCTATCTGTTTCAAATATTTCTATTGTTTCTAAAACTTTCTTTTTTCTAAAAGGAAAGAAATCTAACAAAGCATTAGCACGTTCTACATCATTTGGGTATTTTTCAAGAATTGTTTCTATTGTTTGATCTTCAGCAGCTTTAATTTTTTCTAATTCTCTTTTATCATTTTTATCTTTTGAGTCAGCTAATGAATCTTTTAACTTTAAAAAGGTTGTTTCAAATTTAGGATGATTTTTAAATTTTGATGTACCATTTGGTCCATAATTTATGTCACCTATCATCTCTATAGCACTATCAATATCAGAAATTTTACCAGTTGTGTCATACAATCTTGTAATTGAACTTTTACCAATATCAAGTAAAGAATCAAAAAATTTTATATTTTTATCACTAGCTAAACCAAGCGTTACATTATCTTCTATATATTCATTTACATTGGCTAAAGCTGTTTCTTTGTCACCATCAATATAAGTTTCTAAATTATTAAATATTGTTGGTAATGCTTGGTTTTTTGTTCTTTGGTAACTAAATTCATTAAAATTTTTAATTTGATCTTCTGTAATTTTTTCTAAAGCTAAAGCTTGTTTTGGTAAAAAATATTTATTTAAATAACTTTTTCTAATACCTTCTAATTTTTCGGTTTCATAACTTGCAGCTTCATCTAAAAAAGTTTGATACTCTGGCGATCCAACATCAAAATGACTTATTGGAATTGAAATCTCTTGACCGTTTTTTATTTGCTGTACAGTATAAGTATTATGAAAAGTTTTTATTTTTCTACTTACACTGTCACCTGCTAAAATAGCTTTTTGTTTTTCATACCCTGCTTTTGCAAGAAAACTTCCACCTATTAACTGCCTAACTGCTTCGTCACCTTCATCTTTTCTAATATTTGTTAGTGTATTTTTTAAATTTTTTTTAGATTGTTCTATAGCTATTTCCATTCCTCTTTCAAATTCTTCTTCAGCTTTATCTTCTATCTTTTGTCCAATAAATGCTTGTAGACCTGGATTTACTGCTTGCAATATTTCAGCTAATTCCTCTGCACCACTTTTAGGTTGCACAGTTACAGGTTGCACAAAAGTATCTACAGGGCTTGTAGCAGATTGAAAAGCTGTACTTTGAAAACTGTTAGTCATCCGATTTTACCAACTGAAGCAAAGGTAGAAAGTCCTTGGGAAGCTGCTCCCAAGATAACTGAACTTAAAGAAGGTATCTGATTATATGCTTGATTTATCTGACTTTGTATTTGATTACGTCTATTGTCTCGTTGTGCTACAAGACCTTGTACATTTCTTCTGTACTGACGAGTTTGTGATTCTAAGGTTTGATTTATAGCTTCTCTTGCATTAGCTGTTTGTCTTTCTGAATCCGCTAATATCAATCTAGCAGTTATACCTGTTATACCACTTGTTCTTGCAGTTCCTCTTGCTTGCAATCCTTGTATTGTTTTTGCTAATTTTTGTTGTGCTGCTATTGCTTGATTTTCTCTCTGTCTAAATCCTAAAGCTGATTGTTGATTACCAAATGAATCTTCTGCTGATTGGTTTGCTCTTAATCCCATTTTATATGTTTGTCTAGCATTTTCTTGAGCAGCACTACGCATAGCAAGACCCGAAAACAGGTTTAACCCTGTCGAACCTATTACCATACCTGCAACTGAACACATTTAGGCTATCCTCAGAAATTCATAAAAGGGTTTTTCTTGCTCTCCATATTTTTCGTGATAGTTAACAAATGTAAACCCAAGAGCTTTTAACCACTTAATAGCAGAATCGTTCTCTGCATATACAAAATTATATAGGATTTTGTAATTTTTCAATAGGCCATCTACCCATTTTCTACCTTTTCTTACAAGTTGTATTTTATATTTCTTATTAGTAAATAATTCATCAGTGCATATCATCCATATACAACCATCTCTAATAACTCCACATAAGCCCATAGGCTGATCGTCATCACCAGCTATTGTTAAGACTTGTTCCCCTGCTAAATATGTAAGACGCAAAGCATCTGCTGGTTCTTGTCCTGTTTGATATACAGCTTCAAGACGATCCATCTCTCTCATGTTTTCACATACATAATTAAGATCTTTTAAATTAGCTTTTCTTAAATAACCCATTAAGTACGTCTAGATCTTAAATGAAACATAGCTTCATATTCAGCACTTGCCAGTTGTGTAGGTAAGAATGTGTCATTCTTTACATCTATATCTACTCTATCTGCTCTTGACATTATTGGCACTTTAAATGTACCTGACTCTAAAGTTATGTTTCCTAATGTAGAAGAAGTTAAACCAAGAAAACGACCAGTAAATTTATGTGTAGATGTACTTCTATTTTCTGGGGTGACTTCTACTTTAAAAAATCCTGTATCTTCAAACTTTATATAAAAATGATGTAGTTGCAATCTACCGCTTAAAATTTCATCTCTGCCTTGTCCTCCTTGAGTCAATCTTCTTTGACTAAACCTATAGTGCATTTCGTATGGCTCACCAATAATAAATTTACTATTTCTAAAATCACCACTAGCTGTAATAGTAGATGTTGATCCATCAGTAGAATTTGACGTAGGAATAAGCCTACCTGGTTTTAAAGTCTTGGTATTACCTTGCGTATCAACAAATGTGCTTGTCTCTCCACTAGCTAAATATCTACCAACCACATTCATATTTGCTCTTAATCTATAAGGAACAGTAAACGTAGAAATATCAGTAGAAGCGTTGTAGGCTACTGATACGCCTGTAGTGGCTTCTGTGACCTTATGGTCTAGGCAGAATTTAAAAGTTGCATTAGTTTCTTTTACGTCTGCTTCAAATGGTATCTTTTCTATAGTTGTACCATTAGCTTCTTGTATTACTAAAAATAAATCAGTACCAATAAAATCTGCATTTAGTATGGTTCTATTTGAATTAATTGTGTAAGTAGACCAAGAGTTAAGAATTTTTGTTCCTTGAGGACCAAACAACCATCTGTTAACAAATAATTGATTAGGATTATCAGTTCCTAGACAAAGTAAAACATCTTCACTTGTTGAAATAGCTAATTTAAATATATTTACTGGAATTAATCTTGGAACATGAACAGTTATATTAGCTGCTTCTCTTATTGTTAAATCTTCTTGTGTAATATATTCTCTTACACCAGCAAAATTTCCTTTCTTAGTTAGATAATAAATACTATTACCAGAAGCTACAGGTGCTGCTGCATCACTACTTTCAAATTCTGTTGCAACTACAACCGTAGCTGTTTTAGGTGTAAGAGTAAGAACAGATGATGATGTAAGAACAAATTGTGTCTGGTCAGAAAATAATATTAATTGTTCTGCCATTGGTACAGCGTGTTTTAATATCGATACTTTTGTATGTGAAGCTGATACGTCTATAGGATCGCTATCAACAATAGTTAAAACTGTCTCTCTAAAGAATTGAAAGAACTCAGATACTGTTGTAAGTATGACATTATCGTCAGCTAATACTCCTAGTCTACTTCTATAGAAAAATACATTATTTATAGTCTTACCAATAAATGAAGGGTCAGGTGAAGAAACAATATCACCTACAGTTCTTTCTCCCCATTTAGGTAAGGTTGAATTGTTTACTTTACCAAATGCTACATTACCAGTTGTTGTTAAAGAACCTGCTGCTGTAAAGGTAAACGTATTTGCATTTGTGACCGTTACTGTAAAAGTACCATCAACAGCGTTGCCAGAAACAAAATCAAATTGTACTGAATCACTAGTTGATAATCCATGACTAGCAGAAGTTACAGTGACAGTAGTTCCTGATTGACTATAAGTTCCACTAGCACTTAGATCTGTATATGTATCACCATCAACTCTTGCAAATCTAAAATCACCATCACTTTGCCTTATAAGAATATGTGGCATTGTGTCGTAATTAAATTTAAAAGGAATACCTGATTCTGCACATTCCTCCCAATGCCCTTCTTCTAACGTACCTGTAGTGGTGCTGTTGTTAGCAACAAACTTAACGTAATAATTATCAAAATCTGTTGTATCATCTCCATTTACTTCTACTACATAACCATGAGGTGAAACTGTTGGTAAGTCAGAAAATCTTTGAATACTATTTTTTACTATTACTAAATCTTGATTACCCTGTGTGTCATTTCCATCTATAGAAAAATCAGATCCATCTGTTTTTTTTACATGAACAACAGGACCATTTTGTTGAAATGTAAAACCTGTTAAACCAGCAGCTAAACCTGTTCTTAAATCAGTTGCAACTTGTGTTGTGCTTAAAGTCGTGTCTGAAGAAGTGTCATCAGAAACTGTTACTCCATCAACCGTAACAGAATATGTTGTTTTATTAGAAACTTGACTTACAAAAATTATGGCCTGTGTAATATTTCCACTGGATAAAGTGCTGGTATCCATTGCAGTTACTACACTTTTATTAACAACAAAAGTAAAGTCTGCAATAGTAACAGTTTTTATATCATCTCTAGGATTTGTTGTATTTAAATATGTTGTACCATCAGGTTTTTGTACTGTTCTTTCTGTTCCATCTAACTCAAAAACCCTTACGTTTCCATTACTAAAAACAGAAATAAATCTTCTATTCACATCCCTGTTAATAGTATGAATATGTACATTACCTAAAGTTGTATTAGAAATAGTTGATACATATTCAAGACCTGTTCTTTTTGTAAGACCTAAGACAGGATTGCTATCAGCATTGTCTTGCAAATCAGCATGGTCATCTTGCTTAGTTGCATCTGAAGCCTGTGATATACCCCTTAATAAAGTTGGTATAGCTCTTGAGATTAAACCCATTGTTACCTAATCAAAGCACTAGAAGGTGAATAAGTATCAAAGACACTTGTTAAAGAAGGATCTCCTCTAAGAACATTATGATCTCCATTAGCTAAATCTGTCTCCATCAAGATAGCTCTTGCTCTAGTTTCATCTTGTTGTGTATAAGTTCTTAATCCATCATCACTAACTAATCTATCAACAAAAATACGAGCAGCTTTTATTGTTATATATCGCCTAGCAGGTTCTGTAATTTCATTAAAATCTCTAAAGTAAACAATAGTACAAATAAGATCTTCATCAAATTCATATTTATTATTTAACCTGTCATACAGTTTTAAAGATCTTTGTATTGCATCTATCGTAGGATGTTGATGAATATTAGGATCAACTCTTAAAACATCTGTTGAAAGAGATATGTGATTAGATACATCTCTAGTAAGAGTTACATCTATTTCAGTATTAAAAGACCACCCTTCCGATTGAACTTCTTTACTTACTTCTGTAAGGGTTGATTGTGCTAGTCGAGCATCAACAGGAAGTGTACCTGTAAGACTGTTGATAGGAGCTTCGCCTATAGCAGCCAACATAATGTTAATGCTTTCTAATTCTGTTGTTGCAGCTACAGCCATAAGTACCTCTTAATTAATACTGGTTTAATTGTTTTAAGGCATCTTCTCTAGCTTTTCTACCTTTAGAGATGATACCAAATTTGCTAACCTCTTTTGGATTGTCATACTTCTTTTTTAATTGTTTTACAAACCATGAGCTAGGAGTCTGTTTATTTTTTGATGCTTTAATTTGTAAAGACTTTCTTCCTTCTTCCATTTTTAATACCCTTTCTTTTTCATTTTAAGGGAGTCTCTTCCACCTTTCATTTTCTTCTTTTTTTTCTTTGTTGAATGATACATGGGTATAAAAAAAAGGGTATCTAATAATAAGATACCCTATAAATTGAAATTAAGAAGCAGCAAGTTTAATTGTTGCAGCACATTCTGGTCTTAAGATGCCATGACCTAACGCATACTTAGCAACCATTAAGGTTCCTTGATACATTATGCCATAATCTGAACCAG